CCAGAAAACACACGTAGACGTGCAGCCCTTGAAAAAATGGGTGAGATACAACAAAAAGTTGGCGCAGGAATATCAACAGGTTTACTGTTAACTGACAAAGACAACCCAGAATTTAAAGACGGATTCCAACTATCAGACATTGCAGCCACATATCGTGGACCTGCACAAAAAATTTCACCAGCACAAGCAGCATTTGGTGCATCAGACATTGCTCCTTTAAATATACCAAGAAAACTATTTGGTATAGCAGAAACATTAGGTGCTAATGTACCTACAGGTGGACGTAAAGACTTTGATATCTATGATGAAAACCAAAGACGTAAAGCATTTGATGAAGAAATCATAGGTAAATGGGCAACAGGTTTAGGGGACTTCGGTGTTTCTTGGTTCGCTGACCCTTTTGTTGTAGGAGCAGAAGCAGGAATACTTGCTAAGGCTAAACTTGTTAGCCCTAAAGCACCATTAGGTGACATTGAAGGTATTAAAAAAGTAACATCAACTAAAGGTGCATCAGCATTTATTGATTACGCTTTAGAATCAGATGCTATAGGATTATACAAACACCCTGTTGTTAAAATGTCCAATAACCCTGAACTTCTTGCAGGAGTATTTGGTGACATTAACGAAGCAAACTATGGTGTAAAAGCCAGACCACTTGCTGAGAACGCTTTTCGTGCAATGCTTGGGGATGAAAAAGCATTAGCATTTGTTGAAAAAGAAGCAGCCTCAATCAGTGATATGATTGATAAAGCCAAATCACCTAAACTTTTAAAACACGATTTACAATATGTAGCAGACTTACGTTACAATGGTGACGTTAATGAGATGCTATTAAAAGATAAAGAACTAGGTAACAAGTACGAAAACATTATCGAAGACCTAAAAGTACGCAGTGCTGGTCTAAGAAATATAATGAATCGTGTAGTTGATGCCTCACTTGAATCACCATTTATAGGTGATAGAGCAATTATGCCATCACGTTTCTCTGTTGTTGAGAAAGCACGAGCAGGAATATCTGATGCTAAAGCAAAAGCATTCCTTAACGAAACATCAAGACTTAAAACAGGTAACCTTAACAGGGTTGATGGACTAGAATGGTCCACTAAAACATTTAAAAAATCTTTACAAGACCACGCAGTTAGAGTGGTTTCTTGGTCTGGATTACAGAAACCTTCAGGTTGGTTAGAACATAAAGGTATTGCTTCTTCAGGTTCAGCCGAAGAACTAATAGCATTTATGGACCAAGTTGGACCACTTAAGAACAATAAAGGTGCTTTTCAAAAGAGAGCACTGATTAACAAATATATGTCTGCTCAAACAGAAGCAGATAGAATTGCTGTTGCCATACAAATAGAAAACTCTATGGTTAAAGCAATCAATAAAAAGTATGGTCTTAATAGAAAACTAACACCCTCAGAAGTTAACTGGGCTAAAAAAGAAGGCGTGCCTTCCCCTAAAACTATGGGCGATGTTATCAAATGGAAGATAGACCAAAGAAGAGCAAACGTTCTAAATCACTACCGTGAACGTGGTTTTGCTTACAATGATGGTGAATGGATTATTACAGACCCTGTACTAAGTTCACAAATCGGTGACGCAATGCCAATGTTAAACATTAAACTTTACGAAACATTTGCTAAAGAAGATTTAAGTTTCCTGCATAACGCCACATATAGTGTTAAAGATGCTATGCAAAGAGCATACTTTGCTTTTGATGCAGTGTGGAGACCAGCAGTATTGTTACGTCTTGGCTACCCACAACGTAACGTTATTGAAGGTACACTACGCGCAGCGTTATACAACAAAAACATTATGGAAGTTGGAATGGCTTTAGCCAAAGGTTCAAAGAACCTAACCAATAACCTATATCACAGCATAGTAAGTAACCGTATTGAGAAGTATAACATTGCCCAAGAGATGGGTATTAATGCCCCTAAAGCAACGTTAAGTTCTTGGAATTCTATTGTTAAATGGCAAAAGAATGAACTTGAAATCATTAGAAACAGATACAAAAGTTTATCAAATAACCTATTAAAAGAACAAAACAAACTTCGTAGCAAAACTATTAAAGCATCTGATAAGAAAACTACTCAGGCTAAAATAGAAAGAATCAAAGAAGACCTAGATGATGTGTCTGCAAGTTTAAATCAACAAGAAAACTTGTACGCAGAGATGCTAATAAAAGTTGATACTGCAACCAAAGGACGTGGTGGCAAGTATAATAAGATACGTCAAGGTCAAGAGAACATTGTTGTAGATAATCTACAGTTCAGAGGTTCTAAATCTGGTGCTATCGGTTCAATAGGAATGAAACTATCTTCCTCATTGCAACGCCAAACCAAAGAAATACGTAACCCTTTAATGCAAGGGTCACAATACAAATCTTATGGTTGGAGTATGGTAGAACCAACTGACCCTAACTATTGGGCTTCAATGTATGTTGCTGCTAGACAATTACGTGAAGCAGAAGTTACACGAAGAATGTTACTTATCGATATTAATCGTGGACCTAAATATGTTAGAAGCGAACTTAACAAAATTAAACAATGGTTTACATCTAACGATAGACTTGCACAAAAAGAATTCCGTAACACTAAAGTTGAATACCCAACATTAGAAAACAAAAAATCACCATACAATGTTGATAACTATATTGCTGACAGATGGAATGAAATACAAAGTTACTTTCCAGATGTTAGTGTAAGGTTTGATATTGCAAGTAAACCATACGAAAAGATACCTTCAGCCTACGAACTTGAAGCACGTATGGGTCAACTTGGTGACCAACTTTCCCCTGTTTATGGTGAAATTGTAGGTAAACCTTTAGACAGAAATGTCAAAGATGTTTACAATGATTTCATTAATACAGCATTTAAATACTTAGGTTCAATGCCTGAAGATGCACTTGTACGTCATCCATTCTATGAAAACGTATATCAAAGTGCTATTCAACGTGGTGGCGAAGCACTAGTTGCTAAACAAAAACGTACAGGTATTGCACCAAGTAACATAGAAATAGCAGCAGTTGAAAAAGCAGCACACCGTGAAGCATTAAAAGAAACTAACCGTGTACTTTACACAGTTAAAAGATATTCTAACTTTGCTGCAACAGTTGCATTTGTTTCACCATTTATTCAAGCAGCAACAAATACTTTCCGTGTATGGGGTAAATTAGCATTAGAAAACCCAACACCTTTTATTAGACCAACACAGTTATGGCAAGACCCATACAATAAAGAACTTATTGAAAATGACCCAGAAACTGGGGAACCATTAGTAACTTTTCAAATACCAGAATCTTGGAGAAAGTACGCTGGATTCTCTGAAGTAACTTCATTCAAGTTTCCTGTAACAAGATTAAACATTCCTTTCTCAGGTGAACCTTGGTACTCTGCAGGGTTCGGTCCAATCATTCAAATGCCTATATCTAATCTTGTAAGAGCAGTGCCTTACCTAGATGCTAAAGTTCAAAGAACAACAGGTATTGATTTACCAATTAAAAGAGTTCTTGTTGATAAATACATTTTACCTAATGGTCCTTCAAAAGAATTTGGTTCTTGGGATTTGGCTTTACCATCAGGTGCTAAACGTGCAGTATCACTTGCAAGAGGTGTTGATGATAAATCATTCCTTTCATCATTGCAAAAGATTACAGCAATTGAAAATCAAAAGTACAGATTAGGTTTAAGAACAACAGAACCTACACCTGAAGAATTAGTTGGCAGAAATGCTTGGCTATTTGCTTTACGTTTTGGTGTTAATATGACCTTTGGTGTTGTACCAGGATACGGTCAAGAGTTTGAATTCTACTTTAATGAATACAGAAAACTTCAAGACAAATTTGGTTTTGAACAAGCAGATGCTACATTCTATGAGAAGTATCCTGAATACTTTGAAATGGTTGTAACAAGTTTTCGTGAGAACACAACAGGTGCTGAAGCAAGTGTGGCAGCAACAGACCAGTCTGTTAGAAACCGTAATCTAATTTCTAAGATTGTTGGTGACCCTAACAAGAATCCTTTTGTTACTCAACTTATCACAAACAGTTGGGGTGTTGAATCACAGTTTGACCAATCAGCATACGCTTTCCAATTAAAAGAAGTTCCAGGTATGACAGGTGAAGTTGCATACCGTAATGAAATTCCTATTGAAACTGCTTTAGTTAACGCTAAAGTTAAAACTGGTTGGGCAACATATAATAGTTTTATGTCTTGGCTTGATTCTGAAGTTGAGAAGAACGGATTTGTTTCTGTTAACTCTCGTGGTGCAGGATGGCTTAAAGATGCAAAGAAACAATTCGTTGAAGACCAAAAAGATGTTAACCCTGATTGGTACAATACTTATAAAGAGGGCTTTAAGATTGATAAATATAAAGCCACTTTACGTAGCATAGACACAATATTAGAAGACGAAGAGTTTACTAATAGTGACTGGTTTAAGAATGAACCAGCATTTCAGTGGCTTGTTGAGTATATGGATTTCAGGGATTATATAAGTAATGAACTACAAAACAGTAAGTCATCTGATATTGAATCAGCAAGTAACGCAGCATTAAGAGAAACTGTAGACAATTTTGTTGCAGATGCTAAACGTAATTCTCCTAAGTTTGCACTTTGGTATGACAGATTTCTTGAACAAGATGGATTCGGAGTTTACAAATAATGGTTCAACCCCCTGTTCAACCCCCATTGAGTGGTAATAATTGGGAAGAGTTATATGGTCAAGGTGGTTCACGCACTAACACTTCTGGTGGCTTAACTACTGCTGGCTCAGGTAATATTGTTATTGGTGGTAAATCTTATCCTGTTGGTCAAGCATATGATTTGTATTCTAAAAGCCAAGACCAAAATACAAGAAGACAAATCTTACAATACATTCAAGCATTTAACCCAGGATATAATCCAAAAAATACTACTGCTGCTAACTCTGCTTGGAATAAAATACTTGATGGTTATTCATTAGGTGAAAATAGAAAGAAACCTTTTGATACTTGGTTTACTGAAGAGGTAAATCTTAATCAAGATATGCTTGGTTTAGGTGACGGAACAACCACATTACTCCAACCATCTGTTACAAGCAGAGAAGATGCTTACGATTATTTTAATAGTCTTATGCGTGACTATGTTGGTATGGATGCTGATGCTAAAGACTTTAACCAATACTATAAAGCATTAAACAAACTTGAAAAGACTAAAGTTGCTAAACAAAAAACTGTTCGCACAGGTTCTACTACTACACAAATAGTTACACCTGGTGTAACAAATGAAGACCGTGAAGAACTTGCTTTAGATTTTGTTTCTAAATATATTGACACTAAAGGTATTGAAAATGCTGGTGGTGCAATAGGTGCTAACCTTCGTGATATTCGTAGACTTGCTGCTGATTATAACGTTTCGTTATCTGATGCTGAGGTACGTCAATATGCTCTTAATGGTTTAAGAGATAAGACTTCTATCGAAACTGTTAGAACTAAAATTCAAAACACTGCTAAAGCAATGTATCAAAACCTTTCACAGTTTATTGACCAAGGTTTAACTGTTAAAGATATTGCTTCACAATACATTAACAGAATGGCTAATGTTTTAGAAGTTAATCCTGAAACAATTAAACTTGATAACAGGTATGTTCAAAACGCTTTAACAACTCTTCCTAACTTTACTGACTTTAATAAAATGTTACGTAATAGTCCACAATGGGAATACACAAACAATGCTCGTGAAGAGGCTGCAGGTTATGCAAATAAAATTCTTCAAGATTTTGGGTTAAGATAAATGGCAAAGGTAGATAAAAATACTGGTAGGGTAACAGTTCAAAAGGGCGACACTGCTGCATCTATTGCTAAAGCAGTGGCTGCTGCAACTGGGCAAAAGGTTACTACTGCACAAATTAACCAAGCAATTTCTGCTAACAAAACTTTGGCTGCTAGACAAAAAGCAGGTTCAACTGTTTTGTTTAGTGGTACAACTTTTAAAGTTCCAGGTATTACTGCTGCTGGTCCAACTCCTTCAGGTAATGCACCTATTAGTAAAACAGTTATTAATACAGTTACTAATGATGATGGTAGCGTAACTATTTCTTATAGTGACGGTACAAGTGAAACTAAAGGTGGCGGTAGAGCAACTTTACCTGACCCTGCTGATGCTATGCGTGAAGAAGGTCGCCGTAGTGCTTTTGCTATTCTTGAAAAAGAATTTAAAGACAACGGTTTAGATACTTTAATCCCTGAGATTAAAAGATTTATGACAGAAGGGTATGGTGCTGAAGAAGCATCACTTATGTTACCAGAAACCCAAGCATACAAAACACGTTTCGCTGGTAACGAAGGTCGTAAAGCATTAGGGTTACCTGTGTACACACCAGGTCAATACATTACTGCTGAACAAACTTACCGTGATTTGTTTAACCAATACAATCTTGGTGAACTTGCTAATCAGGAAACATACAACTCTTTAATTGGTGGGGCTGTTTCAATTGATGAGGCTAAGGCTCGTGTTGATAATGTGTTTGCTAGAATTGACAAAGCACCAGATGAATTAAAAACCCAGTTAAGTACTTACTTAAATGCTTATGGTGTTGGTGACCCAACTAAACAGCGTTCACAAATTGCCCTTGCTTTAATGAAGGGACCTCAAGGTATTAACGAATTAGAAACAAGTCTTCGTAAAGCAAATATTCGTACAGGTGCAGCATTAAGTAATATCAATGTTGCTGAGGAAAACATTAGTCAACTTGAGAAACAATTAAGCACAAGTGGTTTATCAACTGAACAGATTGGTAATCTTTCAAGAGAAGCCTACGCAAATATTGCAGAGGTTCAACCAACTGTAACAAAACTTTCAGAAATTTACGGTGACCAAACACCTGGTCTTGCTAAAGAACTTGAACAAGAAGCGTTCTTTGGTTTAGCATCACAACGCCGTAAGAAACTTCAAGAAAGAGAAAGAGCCACATTCGGTGGACAAGCAGGTGTTTCAACTGCTTCATTAGCGCAGCGAACAGCAGGCGCAATTTAGACCCTCAGTAGGATAGACCAGCCCCTATGAGAGTAACAAGACTGGTAGCAAGAGCCATAGTATTTTCCCCGATTTATTATGAGGCTTGCGACTAACACAAATAGAATGGGAGCGTTGCGATGAGCAACACATATCAAGAATGGGAAGATGACGATGATGATATTAATCAAAGTCAACAATCAGATAGCGATTTATTAAAGCAACTTCGTAAGGAGTTGAGAACTAAATCTAAAATGCTTTCCGAAATGGAAGGACAACTATCTTCGATTAAGACTGAACAACGTCAAAACGTTATCAAATCAGTTCTTGAAAGCAAGGGCGTAAGTCCAAAGATAGCAAAATTTATTCCTCAAGATATTGAGGCTAGTCCAGAAATCATCGATAACTGGATTGCAGAAAATGCTGATGTCTTTGGTTTAACAGTACAGACGCCCGATGATGTGAAGCCAGATTTGGCTACACTCAGACAAATCGATTCTGTTACTGCTAATGCCCAGTCTCCTGCTGGCTTGGATGATTTATATTTGAGATTACAAAACGCAGAATCTGCTGAAGAAATCACAAGTATGATTTTCCAACAAGGCGGAGAGATTTAGGCTAACTAACTACTATCTAAGGAAATAACCGAAATGCCTAATGCATATACCGCGCTCTCTGGTGGTTCTGCTGCAACTAACGGTGGTCTTGGTGGCGGTCAATATTCAAGTGCTGATAACGTAGGTACCTTTACACCATCCAATGGTGCAGGTCTCGTACAAAAAGCATACGACCGCTTAGTTGAGTTTGCTTTACGCTCTCAACCATTACTACGTTCAGTCGCAGACAAACGTCCAGCACGCCAATCAATGCCAGGCTCATCTGTAGTATTCCAAATCTACAGTGACCTAAGCAAAGCAACAACTGCTTTGTCAGAACAAGTTGACCCAGATTCAGTAGCGATTGGTGCTCCAACTGCTGTAACCGTAGTTCTTAACGAATACGGTAACGCAGTGTTGACCACACGCAAACTGCAATTAATGTCACTTGCTGAAGTTGACCCAGCGATTGCAAACATCGTTGCGTTCAATATGGCAGATTCCATTGACGAAATTGTTCAAACAGAACTTCGCGCTGGAACAAACGTAATCTACGCAAGCAATGCTTCAGGTACTCGCGCAACAGCAACAACAAACGTTACTGGCGCACACACCTTGAAAGCAGCCGATATCCGTCTCGCAGTTGCAAAACTACGTGCAGGTAAAGCAGTTGCTCGTAAAGGAAGCCTATACTGGTGTGCAATCCACCCAGAAGTTTCACACGACCTTCGTGCAGAAACAGGCTCAGCCTCTTGGAGATTGCCTCACGAATACCAATCAAATGCCGAAATTTGGGCAGGAGAAATTGGAACATTCGAAGGTGCATACTTCATCGAATCACCACGTATGTACAACGCCACCGATGGTGGTTCAAGTGCACGCGTGTTCCGTACAATTCTTGCTGGTCAACAAGCACTTGCTGAAGCAGTTGCTGAAGAACCACACGTAGTTATCGGAAACGTAAC